ATCGAAATAGACTATGTACCGCTCCCATCGCAAAGTAAGTTCCATAGGTCGACGGCGAGATTTAAAGGATTTTCGGGTCCTATTGGATCGGGTAAGAGCCAGGCGTTGTGCCAAGAGGCGATTCGGCTGAGTTACTTGAATCCCGGGCGTCAAGGGCTAATTGGGGCTCCGACATACCCGATGTTGCGGGACGCCACTTTAACGAGCTTTCTGGAGGTACTCAATAGCAATCGAATCCGGCACGAATTGAACAAGTCGGAATCGGTGTTGCTGATGAAGGACACCGGATCGCGAATCTATTTTCGGGCAGTGGACGACTTCGAGCGGCTGCGTGGGACTAATCTGGCGTGGTTCGGGCTGGATGAACTTACGTACACGGCCGAGGAAGCATGGCTGCGCCTGGAAGGCCGATTGCGAGATCCGCGTGCGTCGCGGCTGTGCGGGTTCGCGGTCTGGACGCCGAAGGGTTTTGATTGGGTTTATCGCAGATTTGTTCGAGACGTAATCGCGGGGTACGACGTAGTGCTGGCGCAGCCGTTTGAAAATCGCCATGTGCTTGACAGAATCCCGGACTTTTATGATCGCTTGAAGGAAAGCTACGACGCGAAGTTCTTCGAGCAGGAAGCGCTGGGGGAGTACCTGAATGTGCAGTCTGGCGCGGTCTACGCGGCGTTCAAACGATTGCGGAATGTCAGGGAAATTGAAGTCGACACCAGCCTGCCGCTGTTTTGGGCCCTGGACTTCAATGTGGATCCGATGAGTTCGATCGTGGCGCAGAAGATCGGAGAGGAGATTCGGGTGCTGGATGAAGTGGTTTTGAGCCGCGCGAGCACGATGCAAGCGTGCGAGGAATTCCACGAGCGCTATCCAAATCATCAGGCCGGAATCGTGGTGTATGGAGACGCCTCCGGGCAGAGATTGCAGACGGCTGGAACCACGGACTATCAAATCATCAAGGAGTACTTCCGGCGGACGGCTTACAAGAACTTGAAGTTCCGCGTGCCTCCCAGTAATCCGAGTGTCCGCGAGCGCGTGGCTTTGGTGAACGCAAAGCTATTCTCGGCGAATGAAGAAGTCTGGCTGCTGGTGCATCCACGGTGCACAGGTCTGGTGACTGACTTAGAGGAAGTTACTTATAAGCCGGACAGCGGAATCATCGATAAGGAGAGGGATTCCAAGAGGACGCACTTATCCGATGCGCTGGGTTACTTGCTGTGGCAAGAGTACCGGCCTGGAGCGAAATTCGGAGAACAAAACCGGCGGTTGCTTTAAGCGCGACGATAACCCGATGAATTTAGTCACGGTTGGCCCAGACATTAATCACGAGCACCCGGAATACGCGTGCAAACGCGCAATGTGGCGCCAGTATCGAGACCTGTATGCGGGCGGAGAACAGTTCAGGGTGAATGCGGATCAGTATCTGGTTCGCCGGCAAAAGGAGCCAGGAGACGTTTATCTCGAGAGGCTGAGCCGCAGTTTCTACGAGAACTACATCGGTTCGATCGTGGATTGGTACACGGCGACGCTGTTTCGGCGCGAGCCGGTCCTGACTTACGAAGGAAAAAGTGAGATCTCCCGTAAGTTCTTTGGGCAATTTACGGAAGATTGCGATCTGAAAGGAACAAATCTGGCGGAGTTTTTCCGCAGGCAATTCGTGGAAGCGCTGGTGTGCGGGAAAAGCTGCGTGTTGATCGACTTTCCCCGGCTGAATGAGCCCGTGGGAACGCGCGCGGAAGAAGACGAGCGCGGAGCGTCGCGAGCGTACTTAGTAGGTTACTCGGCGGATGAGCTTATCAACTGGAGTTATGACGAGCATGGGCAATATCAATGGGTGGTGCTTCGAACGCAGAGCCTGCGCAAGGAGCGGTTGGAAGATGCAGGCTGGTCCAAGCAGACTCGCTGGGTTTACTACGACAAGGAAAAATACCGAATTTACGAACAGACGGAAGGCGGAACGGATCGCGGCCCCATCGAGATTGTGGCTGAAGGAAGACATGGGCTAGCGAAGCAATCGCGCGTGCCGCTGGTGGAGTTGCGGGTTTCAGAAGGGCTGTGGCTGCTGAATAAAGCCGCGACATTACAGCTGGAGCATTTCAACAAATCGAATGCGCTGGGGTGGGCGCTGACTATGGGCCTGTTTGCGATGCCAGTGGTCTATTCGGAGCGCGATTGGGATCAGGTGATGGGCGAATCTTACTACATTCAACTGGGTCCGCAAGACCGTTTTGGATGGACTGAGCCTCAAGGCACGGTATATCAGATTGCCGCGGACAACCTGACCAGGCTGCAAGAAGAGATTTACAGGGTGTGTTACGTGACGCACGCGGGGGGATCGGTTTCCGGAAGCGCGGTTCAATCGGGCGTGAGCAAGCAGCGCGACTACGCCATCACGCAGGAGGTGCTGCGGGCCTATGGAGACGCGATCAAGGATTCTATGAAGCGGGCGCTTCGCGCGGTGGACATGGCACGAGAGGACGGGCTGAGCATCGACGTTTCCGGCATGGACGAGTTTGATATTGGCGATTTTGGGACGGAATTGGCCGATGCGCAGCAGCTGCTTAGTTTGGGGATGAATTCGCCGACCTTGCGAAAACAAGTTTACAAAAAGTTGGCGTTTCAATTTTTGTGCGACGTGCGCCAAGAGGTGAAGGACCAGATCGGGCGCGAGATCGATCAAGAGTGAGGTCGCGCGACCCATAGCGGATTTTCGCGGAGAGGGTTATGGAAGAGCCAAAGACGGATGAGCCGGAGCTGCGTACTCTGATACGCGGAGTGATTGAGGAATTTGTGCAGGCAGAGCAGGCGAAAGCGGAGCCCGCGTATAAGGCGGAGTTGTTGGAGGAGCGCAAGCGGCGCGAGGACTTAGAGAAGCGGGTGAACGATTTGGTTCAGGAAAATCACCGCAGCCGGCAGATGGCGGACGAGGCGGAGCGGAGCTCGTCGATTCGCACGGAGCTACAACGATTGGGCGTAGCGAAGGTGGATCTGGCGTATCGGGCGGTGAAAGACGACATTCAGCGGCGCGACGACGGCCAGCTGATTGCGCGGAGCGGGCCTGGAGAAGTATCTCTTCGGGACTATCTGGCGCAGTTTGTGCAGGAAAATCCCGAATTGCTGCCAGCTCGTATGACAGGTGGATCGGGGATGGGATCGGGGCCGAAGGTTGTTTCGAATCCAGGCGGATTTAGTCTCGAAAAGATTCGGCCGGGCATGAGTGCGGAAGAACTGGAGAAGGTTCGCCAAGAGGTCTCGAGAGTGGCAAGTCAAGCACTGCGAGGCATGTGAGAAGGGGCACCGGGGCACGGCTCAAGGGACCCACCCGGTGTAAATCTGAAAATAAGGAAACGAGGTAAAGGTTAATGGGAGCAATTACATCAGCAAATGTAGCAAATGCGATCGTGAAGTTAGTCGCCGTGGACGCCTTGCCGGCGCTAGTTACTAACCTGGTCATGGGAAACTTAGTCAACCGGGACTATGAGCCGACCTTGGCGAACGCCGGGGATACGGTGAATGTGCCGATACCGCCCACGCTGGTAGCGAACAACATCGCTGAAGGCGGGACGGTTCAGACACAGAATCCAAACTTAGGGAACGCACAGATCGTGCTCAACACCCATGCCGAAGCCACGTTCCAGATACCGGACGTGACCAAGGTGTTGGCGGTGCCAGATCTACTGCGGCTGTACATGCAGCCGGCTGTAGTGGCTATCGCCGAATCAATTGAGACCGATATTTTGAGCCTGTATTCGCAATTCACCGCGAATGCAGCCGTGGGAACGGCCGGCGTCGCTCTAGTGGAGAGTGTGGTGGACGCCGCGGAGACGGCACTGTTTTCAGCGAAAGCTCCGGCGTCGGCGAGTAAGTATCTAGTGGTTGATCCCACCAGTTACTCCGCCCTCAGGCAGATCCCACGTTTTAGTGAATACTATTCCTCCGGCGACGCGGGATTGCGGGCTTTGGTGGATGGCACGGTCGGCAAGATCAAGGATTTCTTCGTGTTTCGATCGCAACTGGTGCAGTATACCGGCAGTGGACCGGTGAATACTCACAATCTGGCGTTTTGCAGGGACGCGATCGGGCTGGTTATACGCCGGCTGCCGCAACCGCTGCCGGGAACTGGGGCGATCGCGGAATACGCGGAAATGGGCAATTTTGGAATCCGCGTGATCATGAGTTATCAGCCCAACACGCTAGCGCAACAATTCACCGTTGACGTGCTCTACGGGGCTGCGGTGCTCCGGAACTCGTTTGGCGTTCAGGTCAACAGCTAAAAGGTCAACCGTTCGTTGCCAGGGAGACGAAAGCAGTACGCGAGGCGGGCGGATGCAGGTGCGTTTGTCCGCGCGCAAAGGGGACAGGATGGATTTGAGGGTGTTTTATCAAAAGCTACGGAAGATTGAACGGGAGATCGCGGACGTGCACGTGGTGGTTGTGAGCCACGAGACGCCCGACGGCGGTCGACCCGGGCAATTATCGGAAGTGTCGCGGGCAATTGCCGCCCGGCTCATCCTAGAGGGGCGCGCCCGCCTGGCGACGGCTGAAGAAAGCGCGGGATTTCGGGCGGCAGCGGAAAGAGGCGTACAGGAAGCGCAGCAGCGGGAAATGGCGGGCAAGGTGCAGGTGAACGTTATTTCGGAGGCCGACCTGCGCGCGTTCAAAAGCTCGGTGCGAGCGGAGAAGCGGTAGCGGGCGCAGCGGCCATGGCACTATTCACCGATGGTCCCATCAGTTCGGCACAGGACCTTCAAGAATACGATGCGTCGGTCCTGACGGTGGCCAGCGCGGAGGGCATCGATATCGCGGTGAAGGTGACCCTGGCGCAACAAGATCTTGGGAATGAGCTGATGCTATTCCTTTTGCGGCGGGCGCGCTTTCGCGACTGCCAGCCGAATTTCAGGTCGCGAACGGGCTTGGCCGATGTGGTGGTGACAGAAGCGCTGCAACAGTGGCACATACTCACGACGCTCGCGTTGGTGTATCGGGACGCGTACTACAACCAACTGAACGACCGTTATCAGGGTAAGTGGATCGAATACGAGCAACTGGCGAAAGCGAGCTCGCAAATGTATTTCCAGCTCGGAGTTGGCGTGGTTGCGGACCCGATACCGATGGCGCCTATGCCGGAGTTATCCAGTGTGGCGGGGGCTGGCGCCGAAGAGACGTTTTACGTGGTTGCGACTTGGGTAAATGCGGGCGGTCAAGAAGGCGCTCCGAGCGACGACGCAATATTTAACACCGCAGCCGGCCACGACCTGGTTGTGACGCTCACGGGTGCTCCACCCATTGGGGTTGGCTGGAACGTCTATATTGGACTGTCGCCCACTACTCTGACTCGCCAAAATGACACCCCCTTGGCGCTGGGCATCAGTTGGACCGTGACAGAGGCCTTGAGTGCGGGTGCACCGGTGCCCACCGGGCAACTTCCGGCTTGGTTCATCGTGGACCATCGTTATATGAATAGAGGTTGAACATGTTGCTTATCGCCGGCACAAGCACACAGAAGGTTGTAGAAGTGTTGGCGGCCGGCGGCGGTTTAGGCGCGGCACTGGAAGCATTGAATGTCCAGCAGGGACTGACCCTGCCTCAGATCACGGCGCAGCAGATTATTGCGCAGAACGTCACTCCTGAAGTCTCCGATCTGAGCACCGTCGACAATTATCCGCTGGTTTACGTGTACTGCACTAAAGTGATCAACTTGCTTCGGGAGAAATTCCGGACATTTTCCGGCGAAGCTCAGATGGTAGTGGAAGCCCGCGTGTCTCAGGATCGACTGGACCTGATCGAAAGTAACTTGCAAGCTTATATGGACGCCATCACGCAGGTCTTGAACAATAGCCGCGGCGACTGGGGAGACGGGATATTCTTTGACGGCGGATACGCGGTTACGTTTGGTGGAGTGAAGCACGGTGGGCGAAACTTTCTGCAAATCGCGAAAGTAGCATTCGTACTGGAGATCAGCGCGGGCTAACGACGAGTTTAAGCTTCTATGTCTTATATCCTTTCGAATGACAATCGGTTCTACGTCGCTCTGGAGCAAAGCTATGGTGTTGCCGCAACGGTGAGCGCGAGTAATCGGATTCCCGCGGTGAAGCTGACGGCCAAGCAACAAACGGAAAAGGTCCAGCGCGCGGATAAAACAGGATCACGAACGTTCGTGGGAGATCCCAGCGGTCTGCGACTCCAGACCAGCTTCGGGTTGACCACTTACATGGCAACTTGGGGCGATCCGGGTGTTCTGCCGCCTTACGATCCGTTATTTCAGGCGTGCCTGGGTACAGCGGCGGCGCAATCTGCCGGCGGGAACGTTGCGAGTGCCAGTGGTTGGTCGACTCTGACGTTCACCGCGCCGCATGGGCTCTCCGTAGGAGGGGCAGTGAGCAGTGGCGGAGAAGTTCGTTTCGTCACAGTGGTGGTGAATGCCGATACCGTTGAACTCAACGCCCCGTTTACGGTTACTCCGGCAGCCAACGTGCAAACCGGCCCCACGGCGATGTATCAGCCCGCCGAAAGTCTCCCGAGCGTCACGCTCTTTGATTACTGGAGTCCCTCGACGGCGTTGCAGCGCATACTCGGGGGGATGGCTATCGATACACTCTCGATAAAACTCAACGGCGATTTCCACGAGTTCGATTTCAGCGGGCAGGCTCAGGATTTAGTGGACACATCCAGTTTTGAGAGCGGGCAATTCGGTTTGTCCACGTTTCCGGCGGAACCCACTGTGGCTCCGATTAACTACTCCATCATTCCGGGAAACCTGGGACAAGTCTGGCTAGGCATTTCGCCGGCGCGTTTTTACACCTTGACCGCCGCCACTATAACTTTCACAAACAATCTGGACCTGCGGGCCATGGAATTCGGCTCCATATTGCCTAGCGCGATCGCGCCCGGACAGCGAACCGTGTCTACCAATTTCACCATTTTCGAAATGGACAACGCGGCTACGGCGGCACTCTATCAAGCGGCGCGGCAAAAATCGCCCATCAGCGTCATGATGCAACTTGGCCAGCAGCAAGGCGAGTTGTTCGGCATCTACATGAAGAGCGTGGTGCCAGAGGTGCCGGCCTTCGATGATTCAGAAACACGGCTGCAGTGGCAATTTCAAAGCTGCCGGGCGCAAGGAAGCGTGAATGATGAAATTTATTTCGCGTTCGGGTAGGAAACGAGGCGATGCCGCGGCAGGCCCGGGAGCGATTTCCCCGAATGGCACCGTGCACTATGACAGCGTAGTTTCGATTGACTCCAAAGCCGCACCCGGAGTAAGGTTCGCAATCCACCGTATCTCCTTCGGCCGGCGCATGGAGCTGAGTAGGCGGGTGCGCGAGATCAGCAAGAAGGCGGAGTTTCTCGAGGCGGGCACGGAGCTGCACGAGAAGATTGAGGCTAACATTCTGGCGCAAGAGATTGACGCGATGTACCTACAGTGGGGGCTGGTGAAGATTGACGGATTAGTCATCGACGGCGAGGCTGCCAGTGTGGAGCAGTTACTCGAAAAGGGTCCTGAGGATTTGGCGCGCGAAGTAGTCGGCGCGATCAAGGCCCAATTCGGGTTGAGCGAGGCAGAAAGAAAAAACTGATCGTCGCGTTCCATTTTCAACTTGGAAACAAGGCCGCGTGGAGCTGCGACATGTGCAGAAAGAGCGGTCTGGAGCGAAAGCGGCGATGCGGCTGGCTGGAACATGACTCCGATTCGATCGCGCCGATCGTTTGGGTCCGAGGCAAGGTGTCGCTGGCAACCTGTCCGACGTCGTACGTCACCTCGGAGAGTATCGCGCTGCTGGAGGAGTTTCATGCCTGGAAGCTGCTTGGGGCCGCGAGCGTTTACGAGTTGCCTGCCCGTCTAGTGGAGGCGATCTTTGTCTTGGAGAACGAACTGAGGGCGGAAAACAACGATGGCCGGAAGTAAGTGGGAGGATCTTCTGCCGGCGAGCAGCGCTGGGAGCGCCTCGCGAGGTGATTTACTCGGGCAACTGGCCGCGTCCACTGGCAGCGGTAGTGGCGGCGGAGCGGGCGGTTCCAGCGTGACTGGTTTGGCGCAAAGCGGCAGCTCCGATCTTACGGAGCAGTTGACTTCGCTAACCTCGCAAATCACTAGCCTCACCTCCATCCAACAATCGCAAATCAGCGCATTGCAAGATAATACTCAAGCGCTGACCCAGAGCAGCACATCGAAGACGAGCAGCGCATCTTCCGTTGGCAGTACGGTTGCGAGCGCTGCGTCGAGCTTCTTGGGCGGGGGGCTGAGCAGCTTGTCGCCCTTGATTACCGGACTCATGAGTTTGTTTGGAGGCGGCGGCCAGACACTCGCGGTACCGGCTCCTTTTATGTTGCCGTCGCCGGTGCAATCGAATGCGGGGTTGACGGCGAGCGCGCCCGGACAAGTGGTTCCGGTTAGTTATGGAGATACGGGCCAGCCGCGCGCACAATCCTCCAGCGCTGCACAACAGATCACTGTGCAAGTGAACGCGATGGACAGCCAATCGTTTCTCGATCATAGCGATGACATAGCAAATGCGGTGAAACAGGCGATCTTAAGCTCTAATTCGCTGAACGACGTGATTTCAAGCCTGTAGATTATGAGCACTTTTCCGACACTGAAGACCGGGGCTGTCATGCAGTATCCGGCCCCACGCGGTCTGCAATTCTCCACAACGGCTTTGCAATTCGTGGATGGTTCCGAACAGCGCTTTTGCAATTACCAAGCCGTGCTTCACAGTTGGGTGATTGAACTCAGTCTGCTGGATCAGAGCGAGCTACAAACGTTGCAGGAATTCTTTCGCAACGTTGTGGGACCGGCCGGTGATTTCGCTTTCACCGACCCATTGGATGGAACGAACTATCCAAGCTGCTGCCTGGCCAGCGATATCATGGCGGCCGCGCTGGTGGGCGAATGGAATGGCGAGACGTCACTCACTGTGCTAGAGAACGGGAGCTGACGTGCTCTACTATCCGCAACTCACCACGGGGGCCGTCACCCAGTTTCCGGTTACTCGCACTGTCGATTTGCGAACCGTTGTCAATCAACTTCGGAGCGGTTTCACCATCCGGATGGCCGATACGGGCTACCAGAAAGTGCAGTGGCGGCTAGTATATCCGGATCTCACCGATGGCGAGCGGTCGGCACTCGAGAGCCTGTTTGAAGCTTCCGAAGGCCAACTGAATACTTTTACGTTTTTAGATCCTACCGACAATTTGTTGATGTGGAGCGAGGACTGGGCGCAGTCAGTATGGACGGCCGATCCGTTGCTGCAAATCACCAGCGGAATAACGGACCCGCTCGGCGGCAGCGGCGCGATGCAGCTCACGAACACCGGGCATACCGCGCAACGGATCGTTCAAAGCATAAGCGGGCCAAGCTCGTTCGTGTACTGCTTCAGCGTGTACATCCGAAGCGCCGTGCCTGCGACGATTCAGCTGGTTGTGACGGCCCCGGGGCAAAGCTCTCTAACGGACATCAGCTCCGGCGCTTCGTGGACGCGCGTGACGGCCTCCGGCAGCCTCTCGGTCCAGCAAGACGGGATTGGCTTCGGGGTGCAATTGCCGGCAGGCGTCCAACTGGATGCGTTCGGCGCTCAAGTGGAAGCACAGCCCGGCGCGGGACTCTACAAGCAGACCATCGACCTGGGCGGCGTCTATTCGACCACGCGGTTTTCTTCCGACCTGCTCTCAGTAACCGCGACCGCACCGAATCAGCATTCCTGTCAGATCGGCTTGATCAGTAATCTGTATTGACGCGCCAGAAGAACGGAGAGCCTCTCGCACCATGACGACGATCGACGTTTTGAAAGAGCTGGAAGTTCCAGGCACGCCGCTTCTATTGTTCAATTGCACCCTGCCAAACGGCGATGTTCAGTACTGGAGCACTCACAACGTCACGGTAAATGGCCAGCAATACTTGAGCCGGGTGCTGAAGCACAATATCTTCGATCTGAATTCCAGTCCCGAAGCCGCCACGGACGGCGTCTCGACAGTCTCCATAACGCTCGCCAACGCAGACTCGTTTCTTTCGTCGATTGAGCAGAACATCGGATGGAAAGGCTCGAACCTGGTGGTCACCTTCTTATTCTTCGACTTGACGAGTCAAGTGGTGGTGTCGAACAGCCAGGTATTGTTCCGTGGAATCGCAAACCCGCCGGACCAATCCAGTGAATCGATTTTGCGCCTTAGTTTCACCAACACGCTCAACTTACAGCGGGTATTTTTGCCCGCGGTCCGCATTCAAAAAACCTGCCCGTGGAACTTCCCAAGCACGGCGGCGCAAAGGCAGCAGGCCGTGAGCGGCGGAACGGAGGGAATGTTTTCGCCGTTTTATCAATGCGGATATTCACCGGATCAGGCCGGCGGGGTGGGGAACATGACTGCGGGCGCTCCTTACACGAGCTGCGATTACTCGCGTGCGCAATGCCAGGAAAGAGGGATGTTCAGCAAGGACAATCAGAATAACGTCACGAGTAGATTCGGTGGAATTGAATTCGTGCCAGCGTCGATCATTGTCCGCACCTACGGCTCGAAAACATCGCAATTATCCAGCCCCCTGCCCAACCAGGCGCTCTATAACGACTTTGTTCCCCTGATCTACGGAACCGGATGGATTCAGCCGCCGATCGTACTCGCTCTCAACGATGGAAATCTCACGCACTTCGAAGTCCTGCTGGGAAGCGGACAGATCACCAGCGTTGTTACGGTCATTGTCAACAACACCCAGATCCCGGTCGGGGTGAATGGAACAAATATGACGGCGACAGGTTGGTACAACGTCATCAGTTATGGAACCAGGAATGGCAGCTTTAATCCGGACTTTAGTAATTCTTTGGGGCAGCCGTTGGGCGATCCTTACGGCAGCATGGCGTTTATGTCGCTGGTGGTGCCTAACTCGATTTCCAATGGAACATCGCTGCCCGACATTGAGGTCTTGATTCAGGGCCTCCAAGTCGCGCAATTCGATTCCAACGGCAACTACATAAGCAACGTCTTCACGAACAATCCAGCCTGGGTGATGCTGGACGCGCTGCTACGCAGTGGCTGGACCGCCTCGCAATTGGACCTTGCCAGCTTTTCGGCTGTCGCGCTGAGGTGCAATGCGCTGATCCCCACAGTGGATGTGAACGGGAACAGCACGACGATTCCTCGCTATCAATGCAACCTTCTGCTGACCGGAAGTCGCAGCGCCGGAGACATCGTGCGTGGCATTCGGAACAGCTCGGCGTTGTACCTCACCTTCGATTCAAACGGGCTGATTCAGCTAAATGCAGAGGACACCCTGGCGAACCAGCAGCCAACGCAGTCGGCCAGCAGCAATGGCACTGAGGAATTGGATGGCGGATGGCCGGCTTATGAATTTGGCGATAATGCGTTTTCGGGCATTGTGCGCAGCGCCAACGGGACTTCCTCGCTCACGGTCACTTCGCAGAGTATAGCCAATACTCCGAACCAATATACAGTCGAATTCCAAGACCAATTCAATGATTACCAGCAAGACAGTTTATCGTTGGTGGATATTGATGATGTCTTACTAACTGGACAGACCGTTACGACTGCGCTCACGGCGCTCGGCCTGCCGAATTTCGATCAGGCAAACCGAGCAACGGCGCTTCAATTGTATAAATCGGTGGACGGCAATACGTATGTCCAGTTTGAGACCAGCGTGAAAGGTGTGGGGTTAAAACCAGGCGACATCATCACGTTGACTTACGCCAGGCAAGGCTACAGCCGGCAGCCATTCCGGATTACCAAGCTATCCCCCGGAGTCAATTTCATTACGGCTGTCATTACTGCGCAGATCCATGACGACGACTGGTACACGATCGTCAACTCCGATGCGGGCGGCTCGGGGTTTCAACCTCCCTCCGCGGTCGGAATTCCTCGGCCGCTGGTGGGCAGCCTGCTCGATAGCAATGGGGTGGAACAGTTTGGAATCGTGGAATCCTCCACGGAGAGCACGGATGGCGCCGTTACGGAGAGTCTGTCGGTCTCCTTCGCGGTTCCGGCTAAACCGGCAGCGAGTTCGGCTGGCATACCGCTGATGGGATTGAACGCTCAAGTGAATAATACTGCGGGGACCTTGGCGGGAGGGCAAGTTCTGTATTACGGAATTAGCGCGGATGACGTGAATGGGGCCGAGGGTGGGCTTTCATTTATAGCCACCGTTAACATCCCGGCGGGTGACAACACAAACCAAGTTACTCTTGTGAGTCTTAGCTTTTCGCCGGCGGCTGTCTCATTCAATGTTTATCGCGGCCCTAATCCTACGCAAATATTATTGATCGCCAGCGCGCAAGCGATTGCTGGTCGGTTTGTCGACTCCGGACTAACTGCGTCGCTGCAGGGTCCGCCAGACGCCAATTACGATCACGCCAACTTTTATTGGCGTTTGGAACTGCAACCTCCCGAGCAAGTAAGTATATTCTCGGCGACAACCGTCGGTAGCAGCACACTGAACATGGTGGTGAACCTGTACAACGGCGCCACCGCGAGAATCAGCTCGGGGGCCGGAGCAGGGCAGGAGCAGACCATAGCCTCTAACACGGCTACCACACTCACTATGACGACGCCCTGGAGCGTCCCCCCGGATACTACAAGCTACTTTCTGATCGCCGATTCCACTTGGCAGTTCGGAGCTTCCAGCAACGCGTCGCCGGTCTCGTTTGCCGTACCCAATCGCCAAGGAGTGACCGTTCATGTTTCCGGATTGTCCGCGAATGTCCTGAACCAGGAGTGCGCGTATGCGTTGTCGCCTCTCACGCGATGGACCATCACGGGCTCGACGGGCACGGAGGTCGATACCGCTGTCTCAGGACAGCCCGTCTTCGGCCTCTATCCTATCGGCGCCGGCAGCGTTGAGGTGTTGGGCATTGCGTTCGCGAGCTTAGACAATACGCTATCCATCACCGCAGGCACGTTGACGCTGGCATATTGGAACGAGTTGAATGGCCCTTCGACGATCTTGCTAGGCGCCGCCATCGGCGTGAGCGACGTTTCATTGAGCGTGGCCACGGCAGTGTCGGCCTCCAGCGGCGATCTCTTGCAGATTGATGCGGAGGTCATGATTGTCCAGCAAAACGTGACAAACAGCACCACCATTCCCGTCACTCGGGCCACGCACGGCACCATCGCCGTCGCTCACACCGCTGATACTGGCGTCTACCTTCTTGAGGAGAAGATCTTCATCATGCCGTTCGCCGAGGAGTTTTTTGGGAGCCCGGCGAGTGGGAGTTACGCATTTCCGATCACCATTCCCGATGTCCGCATCGCAGCCGGCGAGCTGTTCATGACCAATTCAAAAGGCAACAGCAGCGTGGCCGCTGAATCGTTCACTAACACCTCGGACTTGGGGCTTCGAACTCTCCTGGGAGGGCAACTGACAATTCAAATCGAGGGTCCTCTGGCGATTCAAACCAACGCGGCGCCCCCGCTTATAGTGGACACGTCGTGTTCAGTGCGGGACGTTTCGGCTGTTGTGCAGAATGCGCCCACCGGCGCGGCCGTAACCATGCAGGTGACCCAGAACGGAAATGTTTATTGCGAACTTACAATCGGCCTGGGCGCCACGGTATCAAATGTCGTGGATGGCTTTGCGCTCGGGCCGTTGCAGGCTGAGGCGATCCTTGGCCTGAACATTACGTCAGTAGTGCAAACCGCCAATACGGAGCCTGGCTCGGATTTGACCGTGACTATTCGACTATAGAAATTCTGAAACATGCCCGCGACTTTGCAAATGCTGCAGCCCGACGGCGATCTGCAATGCTACTTCTTCGAGCCGTCGGCGATTGCCGCTCTGAGTTCAACCAGCGCAACAGGGTTTACGGTATCGGGCACCTGGCGACAGCAATTTGACTGGGCGGTGATCGAGTGGAATCGCGACAACGTTTTCGAACACCCCGCCTTCCGCTCCTTGCCTAATGGCGATCTCAGCGCATTAACTTTGAGTTACCAGGAGACCCGGGAAAACTGCATCCCATTGGATTCCGATTTGTATGCCACGGTCAATTGGCCCACTCTTCGAGTTTGGGCGAACAACGGAAGCGGCGAACAAATCTACCAAATTCCGCTGACCACTTACGCGACTCCTACCCAGGGCAGCTATCAAAGCGCGACCGTGCAGTTCACGCTAAGCGGGGCAGTTACTGCCGGCGACTATGTCGGCATCGCATTTCTGTCGGAGCATTATCCTTATCTGATGAATACCGGCGATACCCTGGCCATCGCGATTCAAATTATCGTTGAAGGCATCAATGATTATTCGCCGACCATGCAAGCCACTTCAACTGGCACGACCATTACGATTACATACCTCGGAACTGGCCTCCCGACTAACAGCATCACCGGAGCGAACGGGAACATAATTGGCGCGTACACGTATGTTTCAGGCAGCCAGACAGAGCAATGGGACGCGTCCTCAAGGTTATTTTCTGGTGGAACGTCGCCATCCCAATGGCAAATCACTTTGCCCTTCGCCACGCTGACGGATCCCGTACTGGGCGTTGTTCCGGCTACTGCAATCCGGAAGCTGCGGTGGACTTACTCAGCCGCTCTTCAGGCCGGCGCCTTCGTGCGAAGTGAGTTCCAAGTGGTGGTATCTAACTGGACGGTCACTGCTCAGAGTTACTCAATCGCCGGCCCAGGAAGTCAGCGCATCGAAGACGATTCAAATCAAGTGCAATATGCCGGAACGTGGGCCAGCCAGGGCGGAAACTATTCCGGCGGCACCATTCATTACACCAGCACGATTGGGTCGAGCATTAGTTGCACTTACACGTTTTCGCAAGACCACTCTCTATACTTAGGGACCAGGCTGATAGACCCCGGTACTGTGATTTCGGTTGTTGTCGATGCCGGGAGTCCCTTCACGGTGAACTTGGATGTGCCCAGCGAAGATGTTCTGATTCGAACTCTGCTAGGGCAGCTCAGCTCGGGTTCGCATACTGTGACGGTAACCCAGGTTGGAGACACCGGAACTTACTTCTATTTTGACTTTTTTGAGATCGCCGTCCTGTCAACCACCCTGCCCACCGAGACAACTGAGACTAAGCTCGCGGCGGCCACGGATTGGGATACTAACCATTCCCTTGCGCTGGCGCCGGAACGCACGGCTGGAATGATTTATGCTCTTGGCTTTCGGGCTCGCGTGAATCACTATGCGGGCGCGCTGTGGTTCTATGAGCTGAACTGCGTCGGCCAGCAATACGCGTCGGCCACGGTGACGTTCTCTGGGTCACCGGATCCGAATCTGATTACTCAGATCATTCTCGGCACAGTCGGTCAATCTTCTTCCACCGACAACATCATCGAACATTTGAATCTTATCGGCGACACCACGGAGACGCTGGCCTTAGCGTTCGCGCTTCAGTTGAATAACGGCTACACCGGGGTTTGGGCACAAGCCAGCGGCAGCCAACTAACCATTTATTCACGCGCCATGGGCACGCAGGGCAATACGATCACGCTAGCGACCAGTGCGAACACCACCGACCTGACGATCACCACCTCTGGTCCCGCGCTTGCGGGCGGCGTGGATGGCAATTGGTACACCGACCTCGAGGTGGTGCCCCGCATGAATCGCGCGGCACGCGATTGGAGTCAGAGTTATTTCACGGCGCTGGCCGGCTATGGATTCGATGCCACCGCGTCGTTCAGCATGGAACTCGGCAATGGCGATCCATCCACCGATGCCGGCATCGCACAAGTTTATCCCGACGGAGTCGCCGTCATAGTGAGCACCCCCGCGCTGCAAACCAACTTTTCGCCCACTAGCGCCGCTTTTTGGCAACAGGTATATCTTGATATGGCTACCGTGCTGACGGCCGCGGGACTAAGTCCGTATTTGCAATTCGGCGAAGTTCAGTGGTGGTACTTCCCCGACGATGGCTCCGGAATGCCGTTCTACGACGCCTACTCCACCAGCACGTTCCAAGCGCAATATGGGCAGCCCATGGCCGTGATCACCAGCAACACCGTGGATCCTGCAACCGTTCCGCGGGAAGCTGATTTCCTGCCGGGGTTGATTGGAAGCTTCACCGCTCAGATGCGCAGCTTCGTTCGCGCCAGTTATCCGAGTTGCCGGTTCGAGGTGCTGTATCCTCCCGACGTCAACGCCTTCGCGCTCACCAGCGTCATCAATTATCCAACCACCGACTGGACGCCCGCCAATCTGAATTGCCTGAAGACGGAAAACTTCAGTTACACCGCCGCTCGCGACTTAGACCTGTGTGTTACATCCATGAATTCCGCGGACATTTACGGATTCACTCCCTCCCAGCGGAGTCATCTGGTGGGCATCAGCGATCCCTCCACCGCGTGGCTCAAGGAGGTGAGGCTGGCCCAAGCAGAAGGCTTCGAATCCGTCGTGCTGTTCGCATTGGATCAAATGTGTCTGGTTGGCTACGAACTGCCTTTGTCGACGGGCATGCACCGCAGCGTACGTCTGGGCTAA